GGGCGGCTCAGATGACGTTTGGAAAGGAGAACTGGGAGCGAGGATTGCGGAGTGTTGACATGCTCTTCTTCCGCGAAACGGTTCGCACCGGAACAGACTTCGCCACAATGCTCCGCCGTCTCGTTCGCAAGACCAAGGCTGACGTGGTTTACATTGATCCACTGCTCTCCTACATGGGCGGCAATCCTGCGGACATCGAGGTCTGCGCGAACTTCACGCGGCATCTGCTCCAGCCGATTATGATGGAGACAGGTGTTGTCCTAGTGCTTGTCCATCACTTCCCGAAGCCGAAGGGCAAGGACGACAAACCGGAGAGCGTGGCAGATTTGGCCTACTCAGGATTCGGATCGTCGGATCTGACGAACTGGGCGAGAGAGGTGATTGTGATGAAGGAGGTTGGCTTCAACAATCCGCGCAAGTTTATGCTCGGCATGGCGAAACGGGCCGACCGTTCTGGCATGACTGACAAGGAAGGAAAAGTCACCGGATCAATTATGATCCAGCGTGGTACAGGCGGAGACATCTCATGGAACTACGCGGAACCTGAGAAGTTTGTCGTGGATAAGGAGTCGGCCAAGAAACCGTACTCCAAAGGGAAATATCCTAGGCGTTAGCCTTCTCGCGCATGGCGCGACGACGGCCTTTCGCAGCAAGAGACAAAAACCGCTTCTTGCCGTATTTTTTCATGCCGATTGCGGCGGCAAGTGCCTTCGGCTCTCTCACACCCTTCTTCTCAAGACTGCCGATCAGCTTCTCGTAACGTCCACCGCCGCCAAGTTTCATCTTGTCCATAAATTTACCAGGATTTGCAGCTCCAATACCGAGGAGTTGTTTTGTCGGTTGCTGTATCGCACTTCATGCGAGCGCGAAAGCTTTTCCGGTTGGCCGGAATGTTCTTCTTGATCTTCATGTTCGGATCGCCGAACCGAACGATGACAACCTTGCCAGCCGGATTCTTAGCGTACACCGCGCTCTTCTTTCGCTCGCCAGGAGTGTAGAACGGCTTGTTGAGCGTCACCTTCTTGCCCTGATAGGTGTTACCTTTTTTGGAGAGGGAGGTTTTCATTTCTCAAGATCATCTTCAATCATCCTGTAACGATCCTGTTCCATCTTTATCACCCTTGGCCAAAGACGCTCAAACCGATTCATCTGAGCTTGAGTCGCCTGATCAATCGGCTTTGAAACAATGTTAAGGTATTCTGGCGTCTTTACGACACGACCAACAGCGGCAGCGGTTGCGTTGTTGATTCCTTTTCCAAACAATCTGTATGCAGCGTATCCACCAAGACCGGCTTGCATGCCAGTCTCGCCATAAACCTGATAACCAGCAAATCCAGCCAAAGCTGGCAAAACCAGTTCTCTGAAAACGCTTGGTTTTCCAAGGTCAGAAACCTGCTCCAACTGATTTGCGATTTTTGTGATGCGAGAGACTCCATCGTCACCGAACAGCCCCTTGGTTATTCCAAAATACTTGCCTGGAGCCTCGCTTGTTCCAACAAGATCTTTGATCTTTGCCGTGTTGATTTTGTTTCCATCAACTGATTCGGCGATGATTCTGCCAACCAAGATGTTCTGGGCATCTCCGATCAAGTCCGGCCTTGATTGGCCAACAGCCTTTAGGAACTGCTTGCTGCGGTAACTGAGAGATTCGCCTTCTTTGGCAACCAAGAAATCAATCAGATTAGAAGGTTCAAAACTTTCAAGCTGACCTCCAGGTTCCAACGCTTTTTTGACTGCCGCATTGAACCTTCCGCGAGCATTGCTTGCGGTTACAACCGCCTCTTCAAGAGCTTTGTACAAAGGCTTTCCGCTCTGCGTCTCAATGTTCCTGATAACATCGTCCAACTTGATCGTATCGAGAACATCGACGTTTTTAGCGCGAGCATCTCGAACTTTGGCTTCAATAGCCGCGAGAGAATCGATGATTCGTTGCTCTCTTGACGTTATGTTCTCAGCCTTGAGATTGGCTTTTGTTTTGGCAATTTGATCTTCCTGCCTGATTGCCGCATCCAGTTTTGCCTGAGCGCCAGAAATGTTGTTATCAACATCGTTTCTCAAAGCGTCAATTTGACCTTTCAGGTCGTTCGACTGTTTTTCCAGAGACGCCTTTCTGTTGACCAATGAACTGTACTTTGAGGCGACATCAGTTATTTCGGAAATGTCTGGAAACAATTCGTCAATAACCTCTTTCTGAAGACCAGTCGCCTTTCCACTGTTTCCAGCGGTAATCGCCTTCAGAAAATCATTTGGATTTTCACCGCGTGACTGAATGAAAACAAACTGCCTCAAATCCGGCTTTATCTCGTCGTATCGAGTTCCAAGGAGGTTTTTTAGAAGCCTCAGATTTTGAGGTCCAGTTGCGCCAGCAATGGTTCCAACGATTCCAGGCATTCCACCTTGCTCGCCAGCCTCTCGTAAAATTTTGTCAGCAAAAAATCCTTTGAATCTTGAAATACCTTCTCGATACGCAGCGTTTTCCTTTTGCAAAGCTGCTTTAAGGCCAGGATTGGACGCTAAAGCCTCATCAAGATGTGAGTTAATTTGATCAAGATCTTCAAAAACTGAATAATCAGCTTTTTTAACAGGATTTCCAAAATTGATTTTTCGAAGAATATTTGTGCGTTTCTGACGCAGTTGATTTACCGTGTACTCTTTTGTCACTTCTTCTCCGGTTGGAGATTTTTCGGTGACTGTTAATTTTGTGTTTTCAAGATCTGGATTGATCTTTGCGTATCCCTCTTCCCGATCTTTCTTGAACTTATCAAGCTCCTCTTGAGCAATCTGCTGTGTTTTAAGGCCCAGCGATTCTTTGGTGATTCCACCAGTAGGGCCATATCCAGCAGCTCGGCCTGCCTCAATGCTGGCAATCTGCTGGTTTAGATCAGCGACTTGATCGTCGATTCGCTGTCTCTCGACAGACTCTACCGGCAACGACTCGCGTTGTTTTTGAAGCTGATCGATTTCATCTCGAAGTCCTTGGGACTCGACACTTGCACGACCCTCTAATGCTCGAATGACATCCGTCAAACGTGCATCACGCGAAGCATTTCGAACGTCTCGCAAGTTCGTGATTCGATTTCGAAGAGCCTCAGATTCTCCAACAAAAGCGTCGATTGCATCGTTGGCCACCCTATTGGCCTGCTCGTCTGGAATAGCTATCGATTTCTGGAGTTCAGTTTTGATTGCCTCAGAAAGATCTTGCCCAGTCAAACCGGAAGAACCGGCAGTGTTCATCGACTGGCTGACAACATTTCTGATCTGTTCCTGAAACTGCTGAGGATTCAGTCCTGAATTTGGAGAATAAAGCGCACGAGCAAGATCGCCTGAAAATCGGTCAAACATTCCAACCGAACCTTGTTCGACCATTTTCTTTCTGATGTCTTCTGCTCGATCCTTGATAAATTGCTGCGTAAACGGGAGTTGCAATTCAGCGGCCAAAGCTCTCGGATTAAAATTAAATCCGCTTCTCCAATCTCTCACATCAAATCCGCTTCTTGCCAAAGCACCTCCACCCCTTGCAAGCCCACTTAGGCCCGGACTTAAAAATCCTCCAAGTCCGGTCCTAAAAAGGACGTTGGACAAATCAGCGGAGTCTTGGTCGAGAGTTTCAAGGCCAGCCTGAAGGCCAGAAGTCAAAACACCGCTTCCAGCTTCTTTTGTAAACTGTGTGAATTTTCTGGCCTGTTGAGCCACTGGAACACCGGGAATTGCCTGAGCAAACATTTCTCCTGCTCGGTACGGTTCTGGAGAAACTGTCTGACCAAGTGCCGCAGATCCTAGTGCGACTCCAGACTCGGTTGCCAATCCAGCAACAGTCCCCATTCCGGCAATAAACGGTGCAGCAATCAATGACGTTGAAGCGGGAAGTCCGGCTGCAAATCCACGGCGATAACCTTGAGCTTCGGCAGCTCCAAGCGGAGTGAATTGTCCAGACGGCTGAAGTCTTCCACCTTCAAAAGGGGCAAGCATTCCAGTCGGCTCTGCCATTTGGCCCATCGTTCCGACAAAACGCTCCATTTTTCCAACGTTTCCAGCATCCTGTACGGCTCGATTCAACTGAGCAGTCGAACCAACTGCAACCGCAGCCTGAGCTTCGGGAAGCGCCGAAACCATCCCCTGCTCTTCTCGCCGACGCATCTCGGCGATGGTTGCCGGACCTTGAGGTGGATTAGGTTGAGCTGAGATTCCTTGTGCTGCCTCGAACTCAGAAATGGCCTTGAAATCCGCTTCTGTAGGCGGATTCGGATTCGACCAGTTGTATTCCCGACCAGACGGAGATGTGATTTTTCCCATAATTACGGGGTGTAAATGAATCCAGAAGAAACGTTAGTCGAACCTGTAAACGGAGTTACACCAGCAGGAAGTGACGGAGCGGTTCCGGTCGATCCAGCGGGAGTAGATTGACGCTGCTGACCAAACGGAGTCAGAGGAAGCTTGTAACGACCAACAAGATCGTTAGCCAACTTCACTTGCTCACGGGTAATTTTGTACCTCGTCTTAAACGAATCAATCGTGTTCCACAAATCTTCCGCCGCAAAATTGGCGAAGTTGTTAACATCGTTGGCAAAGTTGTTGCTCTTAATGTCGCCGATAGCTTTTTTGAGTCGGGTTCCTTCAGACTGAGTAACTGCTTTTCCCGAAGTGGCGAAGGCTTCTTCATTAAAAACCTTTTGAAACCTTTGAAGAAGACCATATGCATTCTTCTCCTCATCAGTCTTAGCCTCCTTTGCCCTTCGGAGAAGCTCTTCAAGATTTCCATCAATGATGCCGACGTACTTTTGAATTTTTCCTTTTCCGTACGTTTGTTCAAACTTGTTCAGCTCATCGATGAGCTTTGAAGAGTTTCTCGCCGTAAGTTCGTCACCTCGAATCTGACGTCCATCTTCTTGCTGAGGGTATTTCCAATCATTTTGCATCACATTGTTTTTGATTCCTGAAGCAGTGCGAGCATCGGGTGTCCCAAACAACTCTTGCCAATCGTCAACAGCATCATTTGCAATGGTCATTTTCATGCTGTCAGAAGGATTGATGCGCCCTGCTCGACGAGCCTCAACATTGGCGCGAGCAGTTTTAATCCGTTCCTGAAGAGGAATTTTTTTATCCAACAGAAAAACCTCTTCTGACATTTCTGTGCCGAGTTCTTTGATGGTCTGTTTTTCTTTCAACTGCTCTCTGATAAGAGGCAGATTTTTCTGATAAACTTCCTCATTAACCTGACCTGTCTGAGGGTCGAAAACATCGATACCCTCATCCGTCATGGCTTTTACGGTATTTGCCCTAAGCTGTTCAAACTGTTCACGAGCCTTGATAATTTTAGCTCGCGGAGAATACTGCTGAAGACTCTGATAGGCTCTAGTTGCCTCCTGATTGAAAACCTTTGACCTAAAACGTGGCAGTGCAGGCATTGGAGCCTTCAACTCAGGATCATTAAAATAGGTTCCAACTTCCTCATTGAACTTTTGGAACGTGTCATACTCCGCAGCTTGAGCCTCCTGCTCCGCCAACGCCTGAGCATAAGCGTTCGACTGAATCTTGTTTTGAAGATCCGCCTGACGCTGGCGCATGATCTGATCAGCCGTCTGAATCTGGAACTGCTCCATCATCCGCGCCTGCGTCTGCGCGCGGTCGAACAGGCTTGCACCTAGCTGAAATGCTTGAAGAGATTGGTCGGCCATAAGATTAACGTCCGTAGTTTGAAGAGCCGTACTCCGGGAATAGACTCGTAGAAAGCGGTGTGATATCCGACCTCGTTGGAGTCGGCGCATAAAGATTCGGATAAATCTCAGGATCGTTCTGAGGATTGTACGATGGTGACGGCCCACGTTGGCCAGCCATCAACCCCTGATACATTCCGTACTGCGACAGCGCGCCACCGGCAACACCGCCAAAGTTGGTAAGCGCAGTCTGCGCCGCCTGCTGCATCGGCGACGGAGCAGCAGCCACCTGAGCGGCAGTCAAATCACGCCCGTACATTCTGGCCTGCTGTTCTTGAATCGCGCCGATCCGTTGAGCGGGTGTGATGAACATGCTGCTCACTGAGAACGGTTGAGCCATGCCAAACGTGCGCTGCTGCTGGATAAAGTTCTGAGCCTGAGCAAGACCCTGATTCTGAATCTGCATCGCTGTCAGACCAAAGTCGCGAGCGAGCAAATTTGTTCGAATGCCTGACGCATCTTTAAACCCTCCACCAACCGCCCGACCAGCGACAGCTCGTTGAAGCTGCGATTGAACATCTTGATCAACCTCGCCACGCAATCTTGAGCCAATAGTCTTTCCAGCCTGTTGAATCAACTGGTCATAGCCAGGAATCGCACGGCGAAGCTGAGTTTCAAGCAATGACTGTTCGGCTGCGGTCGTCTTCTCGGCCAATTTTGTGGCAGGCTCAAGCGCGGCAATGTTTTGCCGGATAGCGTTGGTCTGTTCCTGCTCAAAGTTAATCGGCTTCAACTCAGGAACCTTCGGCTTGCGTCCGCCGAAAAGCCCACCGAGCAAACTACCGGCAGCGGAGATTCCCGCCGCTCCAAGAATTGCTGCACCTAATGCCATAAATTATCCTTTATCAGAACCATTGAGAAAATCCACCGCCGTTCAATCCGACGCCCACCATTCGGATGGTTGCCACAGCGTCACCCAAATACTGCATCGTCTGCTCCTGCACAGCTTGAACAGCTTTGGCTTCGTAGGCCACTGCTTCCTGAATCAAATCGTTCTCCTCCTTGCGAATCGCCATGACCATCAGCTTGATGGCGTCTGGACAAGGAGGAATAAGGTAGTCATTCACGCTCGTCGCGTTGATGTGGCGCATCTTCGCCATCACCGTTACCGGCTTGTCCTCCTCGTTGTTGCAACGATCAGCGAGGTAACTGCGACGATACTGCGGCAGAGTTTCATCAGGGTCGTAAACTGCCAGATCCAACTCTAGCAGCGTCGTCGCATCGTACTCGTACAAACGGCTTGCCGTATTCGTGGCTTCGCGGATGACGCCGGTCAGAGTGGTGAACTTCTTGGTCGATTGAGTGTACGGCAAAGCAAGCGTTAGCTTTTCACCGTCGATCCAGACGCCTCCGGATTGCGTTCGAATCCATTGAC